CTGATTTTTCGGGTAAGCATGCCGGAGACAGGGATATGCGCCTCGCCATCGATCACGTTATACAACTCCGGTTTCTCCGGTTCGCTTTTTTCTTCCAGGAGATCGAAAAGTGTTTCGATATTGACGGTCGACAGGACCCGGTCTCGGCGTTTGAGATAATCGATGAGAAATGCCTGCTCCAAAAGATAGATCATTTCCCGCCTCCGTTTTTCGCACCAAACTTCTCGACCACGCCGACTCCCAGGAGCCCGGCACCCGCATAGATCAGCGTCTTGCCGGCTGCCAGCGCGGTCGTCGGGTCGGCGATTATCCTGGAAAGAGAGCAAATACCGACTATGCCCAAAAAGATGCCGCCGGCTGCTATCAGGAGCGTTCCGATCAGGCGCTTGCTCGATCTGTTCCCCTGAGAATCGCGGAAAAAGCCGACCTGGTTGGTTTCCGTGTCGCTCATGTGCTCTCCTGCTCCATGTACAAAATCGCCCACGGTTTTACGTTGCGCTTGTACTCATCGACGCCCATGCGCCGGTTGAATCCGTTCCCATCCGGGAATCTGCCCGGCCAGCTATCGTTGAATATCAGTTCGTTGGTCTCATCGTCATAGGCCACGACGGCGATATAATGACCTGGCTTTTTCAGACAGATCTGAACGGCGCATCCGCGTTTCAGGAATTCAACGATTTTCTCGAATTCGCTGCCCCAGACGAATGAGCCGATAGCACCAAAAACCTGCTTGACGGCGTAAGGATACCACTGGGGCACTAGATTCCGTGGAAAGGACACCGGGTCTACATCTTTGCGGATTTCTGTGAATTTCGCGTAGTTTCGCGGATCGTGAAAAAAATCCATGAGGACCTCTTCGGGTTGCGGCTTGTAGATGCCCGGGCAAAGGATCGTAAGAGCGTAGCCGAGGGCGGCCAAACAATTCAGTGCGCCCGTCGGTCCGCAACTTTCTAGCCAGCCCCCTTCCTCTCGCTTTTTAAGGAGTTGCTCAGTGGGATTGTTGGTTTGTGAATAGAAACGAGAAGGATCATTCGAGTATTTAGCGCCATGAATCATATCGCTTTCCTCCTCGCCCATGCTTTTTTCATAGATTCGCTTTGTTTCCTTCTGCTCCTTAAAGAAACTATTTTCCCTGTATGAATCTCTCGTGCTCTTTGTTTTTGTAATGGAGAAGTATGCTTCCCAAACATAGGATTTTTCTCTCCCATTTTAGAAATGCTCAGCTTCCTTTTTGTTTCTTCTGTATGGAAAACCTTTTTTCTTTTTTTTGTATGCTTGAATGTTAATCCTGTATGAGACTTACTCATTTTCGCTTTGGAGCTTTCTTTGTGCTTAAATCCTATAGAACCAGATCCGCCATTTGTGCTGTTATAACCCCTGCTCCGATTTATGGAATCGTATTGCTCGATGAATATTTGCTCTGCAATATTGAGATGTTCTTTCAAAAGAAAACATGTCGATGCTTCTACCGGACACAGAATTTTCCAATCGAAGCCTTCAAGTCCATATTTCAGCAATGCTCTGCCGAAATAAGAATCCTTCCCCCTCTCAGCATCATTTCTATGTTTACATTTTCTGTCGCTGAGAGATTCAATTGTCTGCCCGATATAGACCTTTCCGTTCAGTTTATTCGTTGCGTAATAGATTATTCCGGTGAAGGCCCCGTGGATCATTTCTTCAGTATCTCCTTGATTTCTTTCAAATCTTCCTGAATGTTATCCAGTTTCGTGTCGATTATGGCCTGGCGGACCGATATCGTATTGATGCGCAGCTCGTGATTTTCGATGTCGTTCTGCATATCACGGGTCGGGATTGCAGCCATGCTGATAATGATTCCGCCGAAAAATATACAGATAGTGATTATCGTCACAACCCATTTTGCCGTTGCACTCATGCCGTTTAGCTTCATTTGCGCAATTCCTCTAATACCAATTCTGCAACTTCCTCTTTCAACTCATCTTCATCTTTTTCGCTCTCGCCATTTTCCCCGGGGGCCGGGATAGCAGGAAGAGACTTTTTCGCCTCGGCCAGCTGTTCGTTCTCGACCGTGAGGCGTTCGATATTCTCGGTGTATTCCGAACCGTTATATGCTTTGCTCTCCCACTCCCTGGTAGTGAGGCCCTCTTTGATACGCTCGGTAGATTTTTTCGCGTCTTTCAGGGGGTCGATACTCGGCATGTTGATGCCCACCCAGGAGCAATTGAGCCAGGCGCGGCGCATGACGACCGACTCCCATCCGGGAGCGCTTATCCGCTCGGCCGCTATTTCCTCGCGCATCCACGCCTCAAAGATTGGATTCAAATCGTCGGCTGCGAAATTCGCCCGTTCTTTTTCAAAGACGCTCCACGCGAGAACCAGGGAAGCACGCGAGGCGCTATAATTGGCATTAAAAGTCATATCCAACACCTCGACGGGGATCCCGAGCGAGGCGGAGATCGACGTTTTCCAGGATTGTAGAAATCCATCGAAATTGACGTTCGGGCGCTTGGTGTCGTAGGACTCGAGCTCTTCGCCCGCTTTCATCGTCTGGATTATGAGTCCCGGCTTTTTTATGTCCCCGGATGTCGGTGGAGTATCGGACCCTGTCGTCGTCGAGGTTGTCGCCGTCCGCTCTTTAATCCCCTGAAGCGCCCTTGAGGCGTCCCGTTCGTCCGAAGGTTTTATCCATGCCGCAATGGTGGCGTTGATGATCGCGGACTCGAGCTCAGCGAGGGCATAATCTGTGATTTTCTGGAATTCGTGGACCAGATTCGCCAGTACGGAGACCCCTCGCACCTGGCCGACGGAATCGGTGATTGCGGAATGCAGGTAGAATATGCGGTTGGATTTTGGGCCGCGCTTCGTGATCCTGGTAGATTTTCGCGTTTCCTCGTCGAATATGTAGAGTGCAACTTCACGGCCAACGGAATTGAGCTCGATACCATCAACGATTTTATCCCCGCGGGCCTTTGCAGCCAATTTCATGGGTTGATCGAGCGGGTCCTGGATTTGATCCGGATTTATGAACTGTATTTCGAGAGGATTCTGCTTCTCTTTGCTCGCGGAATATCGGAGTAATTTTATCGTTTCGCCGTCGACGAGCTTGACGAGATAGTCGAAAAACTGGAGTTGGTAGCCCGTCCGCTGCCCGGTGCAGTCCAGGTCCTTCGAGCTCATGAAAAGATGGAGCCGGGTCTCGGTATTTCGCAGCCAGGCTTTCCGTTCATCTTCGGTAGCGTCCGGCCAGCATATTTTCCAGATCGGCGCGGCCTCCAGCTTAAGGCCGGTATTGATCGTATTGCCGGCGAGCCTACCGATCAGCGCTCGGGCCTGGAGGCTGTCCCAGTAGTAGGCAATCCGGCTACGTTGGCGGAGCGCCGCATGATCCAAGCCCCACCCGGAGGGGTAATTGAGCGCATTCGAGAATTTGTCGCCCCGCCGGCGGGGAATGGAGCTTGTCAGCGTATAGGTTGTCTTGATGGCGGCAGCCCTTGGTGCCACCGCCACCTTGGTTTTTTTCCGTTTGAAAATATTCGATATTTTGTAATTCAGCCAATTGCGATATTCCAGGAGGCCCATCAATACCTCCTGAACGTCGGCGCAATTATGCCCGACTCGCCGGATTCTGAGGCGACGGCCTCATCGTATTTATGCTCCCAGTACGCGAGAGCTTTGTAGAGGGAGTCCAGACTCGCGCGCTGTACCGTTTGCCTGCCCTGACCGGTGTCCAGGGAGTACTGCAATGCGGTCTCCGCAGTCTCGATCTTGGCTTCGAGAGCTGTGATTTTGGTTTTGATTTCGGTGGAGGTCCGGAGGCTCACGGTTGCAAACCTCCGCAGACAGGAATAACGCGCCTATTGTCCCGATAGGAGATGGCGTTGACGGCGGTCATCACTCGCCGGATGGGACGCCGGATTTCCCCTCTGAAGTCGGCGCTCATCGTAAGTGTATCCAAAATAATACATATTAATGTTTTTTGTCAACTCTATTTTGGATAATCTTTTTCGGCCCATTTCCAGAAATCGGGCCAGGAAAACTCATCGTTGGGGAAGGTATCTTCCCAGGTGGTTGTAGCGAAATAATAGAGGGCACCCATGGCATAGATACGGCAGTCGTGGGCCTCGTTCCGTCGCCCGCTTTTCAAATGCCACACGTATTTTATCGCTCCGGTGCGGGTTGTTTCTTTATAGCGTTCCTCCGACATGAGCTGCTGAAAATATTTCTCCCCATATTCGGTCGGGAAGTGGCAATAGCCGAACGGATAATCCTGCCCAGGCTCCGGCGTGCCTTTT